GCCCTGCGCGTGCATCTACGGCACCAGCACGCCGCGTTCGATGTACGAGAGCCTCACCAAGGAAGGCATCGAGGATGGATTCGTCGGGCGACTGATCTTCTTCGAGACCATGACGCGCCCGCCGCGTGTGCGGCATCCCGAAGCCGATCCGCCTGAGCATCTGATCGAGACCGCCAAGTGGTGGAACAGCTACGTGCCTCACGGGGGCAATACCGAAAACGTCTATCCCAAACCGCGCCTCGTCGAGGCGACGGACGAGGCCAATGCCACATTCGACGCCCTGGCCGAGCTGTCGGACGCCGAGATGGAGCGTGACGAAACGTATGCGCCCATTTGGGGCCGGGCGGAAGAGAAAGCCTGCCGTCTCGCGCTGATCTACGCCTGCAGCCGCTGCAAGGAAGAACCCCTCATCGACGCAGACGCCGCGCACTGGGCGTGCCGTTTGGCCGAATACACCACGCGCCGGACGGTATTCACAGCCGACCAGTGGATTGCGGAGGGCTTGTTCGATGCGAGGCAGAAGAAGGTGCTACGTGTCATTCGCAAGGCCGGGGTGATCTCGCGGAGCAAATTGTGCCATCAGACCCAGTCACTGACGCCCAAGGAACGCGCCGAAGTCCTCGACAACTTGGTCCAGACCGGCCAGATCCGCATCGTGCAGGTCGAAACCAGAGGGCGTCAGCGTACCGACTACCAGGCTATGTAGTGCCAACCACGATGAAAGAAGTTCCGGACATGAAAGAACAAACCGAGCGCAACCAGTTGTCATGCAAGGGCTTACGAGCCACACTCAACTTCTTTCTTCTTTCACGCCCTGTTAGACCAAGAGAAGGAAAACAGTGCAGATCAACAGGAGATGAAAAAAGAAAGAAGTTTAGTAAAGAATCTATCTCTCTCTTATTCAATAGGTTACGTCTGCCGACTTCCTTCCGTTTTCAAACTTCTTTCAAGGCGATTGGCAGTGCCAATGGTTCCTTCCCGGCGCGAGGCTCTCCTGACGTCGCGGGGAACAGTCGGCTGTGGATAGACAGTTTGTTGGCAACGCGCCGATTTTGACCGGCGCATGAACCCCAAGCATGGAGATGCAACATGAACGTTATCACTGAGAAGTTCGCTGTCGAATTGCGGAAGATCGACGACATCCGCCCGTATGAGCACAACCCTCGCATCAATGATCAGGCCGTGGACGCCGTGGCTGCCAGTCTCGCCGAATTCGGCTTCCGCCAACCGATCGTGGTCGATACCGACGGCGTGATCATCGTCGGCCACACGCGATGGAAGGCGGCGCAGAAACTGGGCCTGACCAAGGTGCCGGTCCACATCGCCACCGACCTGACGCCCGAGCAAATTCGAGGGTACAGGATCGCGGATAACAAGACCGGCGAATTGGCCGAGTGGGATCTGGAAATTCTGCCCATCGAATTGAGCGAACTGCGCGAGGGCGGCTTCGACATGGACGTGCTGGCCTTCGATGACGAGGAGCTGGCCAAGCTGCTCAACAGCGCCGAGGGCGTCACCGAGGGCCTGACCGACCCGGACTCCGTACCCGAGCCACCGGACGATCCGGTCACGCAGCCGGGCGACCTGTGGATTCTCGGCGATCACCGGTTGCTCTGTGGCGACAGCGGCAGCGAGTCTGACCTCGACCGCCTGCTGGACGGGGCGACCATCGATCTTCTGGCGTGCGATCCGCCGTATAACGTCAAGGTCGAACCACGCAGCAGCACGGCCATCGCCGCCGGCAATAGTTCACACCCCGACCTATCGAAGAAGATGCACCACCAGAGCTTCGATGTCGCGCGCGGCGTGACCGATCCGGCCAAGGCCCGCAAGAAGATGCGTGCCAAGGACCGGCCGCTGGAGAACGACTTCGTCAGTGCCGAGGCGTTCGACGAGATGTTGCTTGCCTGGTTTGGCAATGCCTCGCGCGTACTCAAGCCGGGCGGCTCGTTCTACATCTGGGGCGGCTATGCGAATCTTGGTAACTATCCCGCACCGCTCAAGGCCGCCGGGTTGTACTTCTCACAGGGGCTGGTGTGGGATAAACAGCATCCGGTGCTAACACGCAAGGACTTCATGGGCGCGTTCGAGATTTGCTTCTACGGATGGAAGGAAGGCGCGGGCCACAAGTTCTACGGTCCCAACAATGCCACCGATTTGTGGCACGTCAAGAAGGTCAACCCCCAGGCGATGGTCCACCTGACCGAGAAGCCCGTCGAGTTGGCCGTCCGCTCGATCCAGTATTCGTCGAAGCCCGGCGAGAACGTACTGGACCTGTTCGGCGGCAGCGGATCGACGCTGATCGGCTGCGAGCAGACGGGGCGACGGGCGTTCCTGATGGAACTGGACCAAGCCTACTGCGATGTGATCGTGCAACGCTGGGAAGAGTTCACCGGCCGCAAGGCCGAGCGTGTCGCGACCGAGAAGCTCAAGGTCGAAACCGAAACGGAGGTGACCGCTTGATCTACCTCGCATCGCCATACAGCGACCCGGACCAGGCCGTCGAGCGACAGCGGTTCAATGCCGTGTGTCGGGCGGCTGCCGCGCTCATGCGGCGCGGCCTGCTGGTGTTTTCGCCAATCGCGCACTCGCACGCCATCGCCCGGTTCGGTCTGCCAACCGATTGGGCGTTCTGGCAGCGGTATGACCGGGCATTCCTGAACCTGTGCGACGAGCTATGGGTGCTGATGCTTTCCGGCTGGGAATCTTCAGTGGGCGTGCAGGCGGAGATGCGAATCGCCAGAGAGATGGGCAAGCCGGTGCGGCTGATCGATTCGGTCGCCTTGACGACTGAGAACACCCCGGCGGATACCGGGGCGTCTCACGAGGCGATGGGAGATGATGCGTCAACGCCTGGCAACCAGGGTGAACTTGCCGCGCTCGGCCTTGCGGAACCGGGCGTCGTCGCCCTTGGTTTTGATCTCACGATGTATGGCCGCATAAAGCGTACTGGCTGGTGTCTTACCCTTACCCGGTGTCCAAAGGTTCCGGTCAACGGCCAGGTCTACGATGTCCTTGCATCGCATCGGCAGGGCCGCACCCAGCGAGAGGATGTGGGCGGCCGCGTCCAGCAGGCTCATCGGCTTGGCGTCAGGTTCGCCACCCGTCGCGCTACGTTCGCCCGTATCGCGTTCTTTGACGGATGTGGCGTCCTTGGTCGCCTCCTCGGCCTTCGTCGCCACGGGGGCCGCGTCGGCCAGGCGTTTCCACAATCGCTGGGCGCTCTTGATTCTGATGGTCTTGCCTGTTTTCACGCTGGTGCCTTCCCAGCCACCGTTGTGATGCTCGCGGGTGATCTTCACCGGCACGAGATTGCCCGCCACTTTCACCAGGTACGTCGCGTTGATTTGTACGTCTGTCTTCTTCATGGTCTGTCTCCTTCTGCTAGGGGTTTACATGTGCAGCTCGTCGAGGCTGCGTTGGATTTCGGCTTGTTCGACGCCAGAGAAGAACGCCAGCGTCTCAATCAGGTTTTCACGGACGTGCTCGAGCGAGCCGACCGACGCCCAGGTAATCTCATCGTCGCTGTCCTTGTCGAGTTCACATTCGATCCAGTCGGCGAGGCTGGCGATGTCGGCTTGCGCTCGCTTGAGGGCGGCCATCATTCGCTGTTTGTTGTTCTGTGTGGTCATGGTCGTGACTCCTTTGGGTTAGATGTCGCTGAGCCGCAACAGCTCGAGGTAGTAATCGTGCACGTCGCTGCCAGTGCCCCGGTAGCCGTCGAGGTGATACTGCAGGCACTCGGCCATCGAGCGGATATCGTCCTCGCAGTCGGCGGTAACGTGGTGCTCGCGGCCGTTCGGTATGTCGGGCGTGAGGATGGTGACGACCACCACATTCGCTGCGTTGCCCGATGCCGTCCGGCGCTGGGCAGTGGCGTAGTGGTCTGGTTTTCCTTCGAAATCGATCCGTGTGATTCGCATGGTTCACTTCCTTTCGTTCTGGAGGTCGAGGTTCTTGCCGGCGGCGTAGCGCCGCAAGGCGTCGGGATCGTCCCAGGCGGTGGCGACCGGCCTGGTTGCGCAGGTCTTGAGGGCGTAGAGCTTCCGGCCGGTGCCGGTGGTGCTCACATGAACGATTCGGGCCTCCTGCCCTGGGTAGGTATTGGCGTCGCGGTTGACGTGCATGGTTCGCTCCTCGGTTTGGTGTTAGTCATCGATCCGCTCGACGCGGACGAAGATGTCGCTGCAGAAACCCCGGCGTGCGGCCTGTTCGCGTGCTCGCTCGCGGGCGCTGTCGAGGTCGCTCGCCGCCAGCGTCCAACTCGTGACCGTGCTGTTGTCGCGGACCTCGATGGCGGTGGCGCGGTAGGCCTTGGCCCTAGCCAGGGCGGTGTCGTAGGCGGCTTCGAGTGCGGCCTTGAGGCCCCAGACCGAAACCTCGTGGAAGTCGAGGCTGTCGCTCTTGCGGGTGGCCAGCGTCTCGATGCCCAGGTACTCGGCGGCGATCTGCTCCAGGGCCTTCTGCATCTTTTTCTGTTCGTTCTGCGTCATGGTGTATCTCCTTGCTATTGCTTGCGTTACACACACATTCAGCCATGGAATCGCGACCCCATCAAGGCAATTAACTGCTTTTCTGGCAAGAACTTACAGATTTTCGTAAGCTCGCGTGGGGGCTAGAGATATGTCCGCAGAATCATTGAAAATCACGGCACTGACGCCCGCCCAGGCGGCCAAAATCCTCGCTGCGGCCCACAAGCAGCGAATCGTCGAGGAGCAGGTTCGCCAGGTGGTCGATGCCGCTGGCCTGCTCCGGGCCGACGGGACGTTCAGCCTGATCGAATACGTGGCCTACCTGGCCGGGGAGGTGACCGGTGGCCACGCAGATTGACCCCCGCAAACTTCGCCCCGCCGACCTGCTGCGTCTGGTGAACTCCACCGGTCGCGGCAGCGCGTTGACGGAGTTCCAACTCCGCCGGCATCGCAACCAGGCCGGTTACACCATCGGCGACGCCCGGACGGTGGACCTGTTCCGTTACGCCGCGTGGCTGACGTTGGAATACTTCAAGCCGAGAACTGAGCCGCTAAGCTACGAAGAGCAGAAGGCGCGACAGGCCGAGCGCAACGCCGAGGCGGTTCGCGCCGCCCAGGATATCGGCGAAATTCCCACCGTGGTCGATCCGCAGCGTAAGGCCCGGTGCGAGGCATCGTTCCGGGACTTCTGCGAGACGTACTTTCCGGATGTGTTCTACTTCCCGTGGTCGAATGACCACCTTCGCGTGATCGACAAGATCGAAAAGGCGGTTCGCACCGGCGGGCTGTTCGCCATGGCCATGCCGCGCGGCAGCGGAAAGACGGTGCTGTGCCAGACAGCCGTGCTGTGGTCGGCGCTGATCGGGGCGACGCCCTTCGTCTGCCTGATCGCCGCCAGCGCCGAGCGAGCAAAGGACCTGCTGGAGAACATCAAGATATGGCTGGAGACCAATCCACTGCTCGCGGCCGATTTCCCCGAGGTGACCTACCCGATCCAGTGCCTCGAGCGGATCACGAATCGTCAAAAGGGCCAGAAGTACAAGGGCGAGCCGACGCGGATCGACTGGTCATCGGATCGGATCGTTCTGCCGACCATCGCGGGGGCCAAGGGCTCCGGCGTGGTGATCTCCAGCTCAGGTATGAAGGGTTCGGACATTCGCGGGCAAAACTACGCCCGGGCCGACGGGCAAGTGGTGCGCCCGCAGCTGGTGATGGTCGACGATCCGCAGACAACCGAGTCGGCCTGGTCGCCCTCGCAGAGCCAGCGGCGTGAGGCGATTCTCGCAGGCGACGTGCTGGGCATGGCTGGGCCGGGCAAGAAAATTGCTGGCCTGATGGCCTGCACCGTGATCCGCCCGGACGACATGGCCGATCGTTTGCTCGACCGCGAGAAGCACCCGGAATGGCAAGGTGAGCGGACGAAGATGGTCTACGCCTTTCCCTCGAACGAGAGCTTGTGGGCGAAGTACGCCGAGATTCGCGCCGACAGTCTTCGCAACGACGGCGACGGTTCGGAAGCGACCGAGTTCTACCGCGCCAACCGAGAGGCGATGGATGCCGGCGCGATCATCGCCTGGCCGCAACGGTTCAATGACGGTGAATTGTCGGCCCTCCAGCACGCGATGAATCTCAAGCTCCGTGATGAGGCAGCGTTCTTCGCCGAGTACCAGAACGAGCCGATCGTCGAGGAGATCGGCGAGGAGATGCTCACTGCTGATCAGATCACGGCCAAGCTCAACGGCTATCGGCGTGGTGAGATTCCCATCGGCTGCAACCACCTGACGATGTTCATCGACGTGCAGCAGAAGGTATTGTTCTGGATGCTGGCCGCGTGGGAGGAGAACTTCACCGGCCACATCATAGACTACGGCACGTGGCCCGAGCAGAAGCGGGCCTACTTCACGCTGCGTGATGTGCGTTCCACGCTGGGTCGCGCGACGCCGGGGGCTGGGCTCGAAGGACAAATCTACGCCGGTCTGGAGAATCTCACGGCCGCGGCGCGGAGATGCGGATCGACCGCTGCCTGATCGACGCCAACTGGGGCCAGTCCACCGACGTGGTCTACCAGTTCTGCCGTCAAAGTTCTTTTGCAGGGGTTGTTCTGCCCTCACACGGCAAATACGTGGGAGCATCGAGCGTCCCATTCAACGAATACAAGCGCAAGCGCGGCGACCGTGTCGGCCTGCATTGGCGTATCCCGAACACCATCGGTCGCCGCCAGGTACGTCACGTCCTGATCGACACCAACTACTGGAAGACGTTCGTTCACGCCCGCCTGGCCGTCGCCATGGGCGATCCCGGGTGTCTGTCACTGTTCGGCCGCGACGCCAAGGTTCACCGCCTGCTGGCCGACCATCTAACGGCTGAGTATCGCGTCAAGACCATTGCCCGCGACCGCACGGTGGATGAATGGAAACTTCGCGCTACGCGCCCGGACAACCACTGGCTGGACTGCCTGGTCGGCTGCGCCGTGGCGGCATCCATTCAGGGCGCTTCCCTGCCGGGCGTGGCGGACGGATCGTCGCGGCCTCGGAAGCGCATCAAGCTCTCCCAGTTGCAGCGGAGCCGGTGACCGTGAATCAGACCGCCACAGCTAAGCCGTCCTCGACGCCGCACGTGGGCCTGGTCTGCCGTCACTGCGGTTGTCGGCACTTCCACACCGTTTACACGCGCCGGCGCAACGATGGAATCGTCCGGCGAAAACGCTGCCGAAACTGCGGCCAAGCGATCACCACGCGCGAGAAAATCGTCTGACATACCAGATATGGCACGATCTTCAGAAAACCGCCCGTGGGTGTAAGGAGTTTCGGTCTCTGCGGCAAATAACCTTATGACGGCCAGGGATGGCCTCGTATGGGAGCCACAAAGACGTGACCGAAACCCTCGACAACTCGATCAAGACCAACGCCGAAGGCCCGGCCAAGGCCAGTGGCGACTCCGGCAGCGTCGAGCAGCACAAGCTCTCCGAGCAGATCGCGGCCGACAAGTACCTGGAGTCGAAGAAGGCCAGCCGCACCAGGGGCCTGGGGGTCAAGCTCGCGAAGATCTCGCCGGGAGGGACCGTCTGATGTGGCCCTTCGGCAAGCTCAGGACAAGCACGTTCCGCAAAAACAGGAAGCCCCGGCGGTCTCTCCCGGCTGTGGTTCGAGCGCGTTTCGATGCCGCCCAAACCACCGCCGAGAACACCAAACATTGGGCGATGGCCGATGCGCTATCGGCCGACGGCGCTGGTTCCGCCGACGTTCGCCGCAAGCTGCGGCAGCGCAGCCGCTACGAGGTGGCGAACAATTCCTACGCCAAGGGCATCGTGCTGACGCTGGCCAACGACTGCATCGGCACCGGGCCGCGTCTGCAACTACTGGCTGACGACGGGGCGATCAATCGCCAGGTCGAGATGGCCTTCGCCGAATGGTCCGAGGCGGTCAACCTGGCCGAAAAACTCCGCACCATGCGGATGGCCAAGAGCACCGACGGCGAGACCTTCGCCATCCTGACGGCCAATCCGATGATCGACTCGCCGGTCAAGCTTGATGTGCAACTGGTGGAGGCTGACCGCGTCGCGTCGCCGCTCATGGCCGTGTTGCCGGTCGCCAACGATGTCGATGGCATCGCGCTCGACGCTTGGGGCAACCCGCAGACGTACACGATCCTGCGTCAGCATCCGGGCGACCTGACGGCGTGGAAAACGCAGTACGACCTGGTGCCCGCCGATGCGGTGGTGCACTGGTTCCGTAGTGATAGGCCGGGTCAGCATCGCGGCATCCCGGAGATCACGCCCGCGCTGCCGTTGTTCGCCCAGTTGCGGCGCTACACACTGGCGGTGATCGCGGCGGCAGAGACCGCTGCCGACTTCGCGGCTGTGCTGTTCACCGACGCGCCGGCCAACGGCGAGGCCCAGGCGCTCGAGCCGATGGACGTGGTCGAGCTCGAGAAGCGCATGGCCACTGTGCTGCCTGACGGCTGGCGGTTGGGACAGATCGAGGCCCAGCAGCCGGCGACCAGTTACGCCGAGTTCAAGCGGGAGATTCTCAATGAGATCGCCCGCTGCCTGAACCTGCCGTACAACATCGCCGCCGGAAACAGCTCGGGCTACAACTACGCCTCAGGGCGTCTCGATCACCAGACCTATTACAAATCCATCCGCGTGGAGCAGTCGCATCTGGCTGAGGCGGTGCTCGACCCGATCTTCGCCGCCTGGATCGGCGAGGCAGAACTTCTGAGCGACTTCGCCTTCCTTCGCACAATGGATGCGGGGCACCAGTGGTTCTTCGACGGCACCGAGCACGTCGACCCGGCCAAGGAGGCCAATGCCCAGGCGACACGCCTGGCCAGCAATACCACCACGCTTGCGGCAGAGTATGCCCGCCAAGGCAAGGACTGGGAGACCGAATTGCACCAACGTGCCAAGGAACAGGCGTTGATGAAGGAATTGGGGCTCACGGAGGCACAGACAGCGCCCGAACCCACGGATGACCAGGACGAACCAAGCAGCCTGACTATCTCACCTTCCGCTGCCCATTGACTGTCGAGGCGGCGGACGGCGAGAACGGCAAACAGATGCCGCGATTCCGCATGGTCGCCTACACCGGCGGCGTGATGAGGATCGCGGGATTCCCGCACCCGGTCGTGGTCGACCTGGAAGGCCTGGCCATCGAGCGCCAGGACATCCCGGTTCGCCTGGATCACAACCCGCGTCAGGGCGTGGGCCACACGCAGCGGGTGGTGATCGAAAACGGGCAGGTCATCGCCGAAGGTTTGGTCAGCCGCGACACCTCGTGGGCGCGGGACGTCGCGAAATCCGGCGTGAATGGTTTCCCGTGGCAGGCCAGTATCGGCGCTGCCGTCGTGGACGCCGAGTTCATCCCTAACGGTCAGCAGGTAACAGTCAACGGAAGGACCTTCGACGGGCCACTGCACGTGGTTCGCAAGGCCATCCTCAAGGAAATCTCGTTCGTCGACAGCGGCGCGGATACGGCCACTTCGGCACGTATCGCGGCCCAGAACAAGGAGCAAGCAGTTATGGAAGACAAGAACAC